TTTGGAGTGATGACCCCCTGACGGGTCGTTGACTCGTAGTACGCATCTGCACCGAACGGGAATACATACAGCCAATTCGATCCCGATGTCGTGGTTGCGGGTATGGCGAACATCCATCCATCTTCAGTCCATATGGTCATTGTTGCTTGAGGGAACAGACCATCGATTGCGCCCGAAGCGGTTGTGGTCAACTTCAATCTGTTCAAGTTAGCACCGACCAACTTTTCAAACTGCGATCCATCCGTGACATACGGGGTCACATAGGTTCCAAATCGTCCACTTGTGGTTGTCACGAACAATCGGTCGAGTAATGTCGAATATTCAACCTGTGACATGGTTGTTGTAGCGGTATATGTGACACTACCGCCTGGTGGGACTTCAAGCATTGCGTCTTCCAACCAGGTTATAGATCCACTGGTAAGATTGGCATATGGACAACGGTAAATTCTTGTGTTTGTTGTAAAGTAAAGACTTTTTATTCCAGATGCGGAACCATGATTTACTGTAAATATTCTTCCAGAATTTACCTGTGATGGTGTTCCCGTGACCGCTTGTGTCGTTGTGGATAGCACATAGGCACTTGGACTCGTTCCTGCGGTAATGAACGAACCCATCGCACCAACAGTCAATGCCGCTCTGAGGTTGTACTTGGTTATTGAACAAGCGGTTGTATATGTTGACACCAAGTAGATGCTGTGGTCTGTCTTGCTAACCTCATTGTCAAGAGCAAGAGTTGCCGACACATTCTTTGCATGAGAGTGTATGGTATGAGTTCCGCTCTGAGAACCAGAGGTATTGATCGCAGTTCCGTTGAGAGTGGTTGACAGGTTGAATGTATTCGCCTCTGCATTGATGACATAATACAGCGTTGCAGCAGTCGTCGGTGATGTCGTAAGTCCCGTTGGCAAAGAACCTGTACTTGTCAAAACAACAACATCTCCATTCCTCAGTCCGTGACTATTGCAGGTAAAGACTCCTGGCGAAGCAATGGTGACTGTGAAGGTTTGGATTGGCGCAGAGTTTATCCTTGCGTCGGTCAACAGGTATGAAGCACGAATGTTATCAACAGTCGTTGCTTCTGTAATTGTGGTTCCGCCTTGAGAGAATGTGCTGTAGTTCAACCCCTTGATGAGATGAACGCCGCTATTCACAACGATAGCACCAGTACCCGACTGTGTGCAAGCAACCACAATTCGTATCTCTTCAATAACATATGAAGTGCCAGCAGACAGGGTGACGGGAGCATTGATCGTTAGGGTTGTGTTGTTTGTTATTCCTGTGATTTCATACCATGTGGTGACTGCCGTGGGATCGGTTGTTCCAAATCCAATCCTTGCGCCAACAGCAATCCTCTCGTCCGTGAATCCCGTGCCTGATCCACCAATCGTGGCGGAAGATCCGCTAGTTGATACTGTTCCTGTAGTGTGCTCATAGACAACTGCTCGTAAAGAACGGACATTCTTGACTCCAGAAACGGTTGTTCCCGAAAGTGTAATAAATCCTTTATATGTCAAAGTTTGAGTGTTAGAATTAAACTCGGTAAGAGCCAAAGTTCTCGTGGCAGCAGCAGTTGCATTTGATGCGGTAAATACCCAATAAATATTATCTGACCACTTATATACAGATGGCATAAACTGCGAACCCGAAGAAAACACTTCAGGAATGTTCACAATGGCTGATGGCTTTGAAGAAATATAGTTGTCTTCTGTGTTTGCTCCCGTGGCTTGGCGAATGAGCGAGGAAAGCATGGTCTTGGTGGAATCATAACCACCCGCAGTTATACCAACGGCAGGAATTCCTCCTGTAAATCCAACAGTTTGTCCTACGAAATGGTGATCTACTGCTGCTTTCACGATGTTCTCCTGATCTTTATAAACAATCCAACACTCTGCACACCCGTATTACTATTTATTACAAAATCAATTATATCTCCTGCCGATAAACCACTCCATGCGGTGATTCCAGTATTGGAGTCCTTCATTGCTCCACTGAATCCTGGATAATCTGAACCGACTATTGATGTTGTAGATGGGTAGTTAGCAAATGATGATTTCTTGATATCAAACTCAATACTGCCAGTTTGTCCTGAAATTACATACCATTCAATTGCCTCGCAGTTATATGCAATCTGCTTATAACCTTTGTTCCCTGTTGTGATGTCATCTGGAGTTGCATCAATGAATAGAGTTATGTTGTCTTCGGTTGGACCTGTAGCACCCGTAGCACCTGTGACACCTTGAATGCCTTGAGATCCTGTAGCACCCGTGACACCTTGAATGCCTTGAGATCCTGTAGCACCCGTAGCACCTGTGACACCCTGAATACCCTGAGATCCTGTTGGACCTGTTGGACCCTGAGATCCTGTTGGACCTGGTGGACCATGAATACCCTGAGATCCTGTTGGACCCTGAATACCCTGAGATCCTGTTGGACCTGTTGGACCCTGAATACCCTGAGATCCTGTTGGACCCTGAATACCCTGAGATCCTGTTGGACCTGTTGGACCCTGAATACCCTGAGATCCTGTTGGACCCTGAATACCCTGAGATCCTGTTGGACCCTGAATACCTTGAGATCCTGTTGGACCTGTTGGACCAGTAGCACCATTATTTGCAGGAAGAAAGAAATTTGTGTTATCTTCTACTTTCCATTTATTTTCAGATGTTCTATAGATTAATATCCTACCATCAAGATAATCTGTTTCTGGATCAATAGAAACATCTAATAATTCATATAAATTAGAAGCACCAGTTGGACCAGTAGCACCTCTTGAACCTTGTTCACCAGTTGGACCTTGTATTCCTTGTGGTCCAGATAATGCTACTCCAGGTGCTATTGCTGTAATAGTTCTTGCTTGACCTTGTTGTGTTATGGTTATAGATGTATCCGACATCAATAAAGTCCGCCGTCAATTATCTCGTAATTTCTCTTGATATTTCAAAACTACCTTCAATGAGTCTTTGAACCTCTCCAAGACTATTTGTCAATTCCAGATCATAAAAATGCTTTCCATATGGTGTATTTTTCATAGTTGTCGCATCAGCACGAATAAAAATACCACCAGTATATCCAGTTCCACCAGAATATTTGTAGTGTAAATGCAGTTTAAAAGTAGATCCTTGTTCTGTGTATATGTCATATCTTGATGCTGGTATAGCATTTTCCTTTAAATATCTGTTGCTGTCGAAAATTCTCCACCACTGATACCTTTAATATACAAGTAAGAATTTTTAACTTGATTGATATCTTGTGGATCGATTGCAGAAGGAATAAAATAAGTATTGAAATCTTCTGTCGTCACTGAAAATGTACGAGAATCTAGTTTGGTCTTTCCAGACTCACGCGCTTGTTGTGAGACATATCCATAGAGAACTATTTCTCCTCGTAAAATATCATAGTTTAAACTTGTACGAACAACTCGCCAATATTGCGAGTATGAACCTGTCTCATGTTGAATTATCTGCTGTAATGCCATTAGGTTGACTCCAATACTGATACAATTATATCAAGACCAGCAGTTGCTCCTGCTGTTGCCTTGAGTGTATCTCCTGTTATTAACGGAATAGGTGTGTCTAGTGCTTGATATGTTGACTGAATCGGAACTGCTGCTGCACGAACAATGTAGTATCCTGTTGCTCCCTTGAACAACTGAATGGAAACAGAGTTTGCTGTGCTAGTGCTTGTGTTTGCAACATGGATGCCATTGATAATGGCAGTACCTGTGATGCCAGCATAGATTGTGCTTGCACCAGTGGTTCCGATTGATGTTGCGTAGTTGAGGTATATGTCGGGCATGAATTTATCTCTTTATATTTATACTGTTGGTGCGGAGGATTTGTACGGGTGATCTACTGGAAGATTTGCTTGCAGTCCCCATTTGTGTGCAAGGTATCCTTCGATTTTTTGTCTTGTAGTGGTATCTGTGGTTTCCACCATAATTAATTCCCCCATTACACCATGCATTCGTCTTGAGGTGTTGTACTGCCCACCAATAGAATATCCAATATTAGTAGCATCGGGTGTTACAATATTGTTTGTTGTGCCTTCCAAAGTTCCATTTCTCCATACGCCCCATCCCGTGGTATTGCTTTGAAATGACATTACATTTCCTGTACTATTTGAATATGCTATTCCTGCTGACAGATCATAACTGACGGTTGTAGGTCCTTGGAAGAAAGGATAAGATGCACCAAAATCATTAGCAATTTTTATATAGTGCAATGCACCTCGGTCAGTTCCAGTTCCCGCAGATGCTCTTCCACCAATAATTGTTCTATAACCATCAGCACCACTTCCTGCACCACTTCTTGAAAAAACCCAATACACGCCGTGTGTTTGGTTTCTCATGGCTATAGTAGAAATATCCATTATGTCATCTACACCATCAAATAAAACTCCTGGCAACGAACCAGGAAAAGCGGTTGCAGAGTATGATGGTTGAAGTGTTGTAGTTGCTTGGGTTGCGTTTACTGAATTTCCACTTTTATCTGCCCATGTTGCAACACCTGTTGCAATAGTGATTGTACTAGAGTCTGCTGCATCTAACCAAAAGACAGTAGAAATGTTTGCGGGTGTCCATTCAGTACCAGGAATAACAACAGTATTAATAAACTCATTTAAATCTCTCTCCATGTAATGCTTCAGACTAGGAATGGTTCCTGCCTTTGTACGGCGTTGATCTGTTGTTCCATTGTAACCAGAGTTTAATCCGAATCCTCGTTTAGGAATTAGAAGATTCTGCTTTGCCCAGATATTACTTTTTTGTACTCCTGTTTCTTGACGCACACCAACCCATGAAGAACCATCCCATGCCCACACCTTTCCTTCGTAGGTGTATTCTTGGTTTACTGATGGAGATGGTGGAAATTGTATTGGCATTTGTTAGTATTTACGCTTATGGTGCGGAGGATTTGTACGGGTGATCATTGGGAAGATTTGCTTGTAATCCCCATTTGTGTGCAAGATATCCTTCGACTCGTTGTCTTTCAGGTGTATCCCAAGAATAATTTGATATAATGATTTCTGCCATCTTACCATTGTAGAATAGACCAGGATATTGACCCAAAATAAATGCTGCGCCTAATGAAGGAGTATCACCCAGACCACCATTATTTGTAAAACTAGTGTTGAGGGTTCCTCCTACATGGGCAGTTCCAGCACCCAATCCTGTCTTGATTAGCGTAAAGAAAGTTCCAGTATTAATTACGAAGAATGATCCTCCATTATATGTTCTGTAGTTGGATGTAGTATCTCCCCAATACAATCCTCCATCACTTTTGATTTCAACTAAGAATTTCCAACTACCTTCTGGCACATAAAGCAAAACTTCTTGACCGCTGATTGTATCTGGCTTTACTGCCCATGCCATGCTATAAGTATTGTCTCCCGATAATTCTGAATGTAATGGTGTTATTCCTCCACTTATCGTCATTGAATCGTTTAAACCATCCCAATCAATGAGTCCTAATGAGTTCATTCCATTAGAAATATATGTTGGTTGATTTGCTGCATTCGCTTGTGTTGCGTGTCTTTCGTTTCCACTCTTGTCGTTCCATTGAGAAACAGTAGTTTCATTAAGGGTGATTGTGTTTATGTCTGCTGCGTCTAACCAACAAGCAATAGAAGTAAGATTGGCAGGCGTCCACCCAACAGCAACAGTATTAAAAAACAATCCCACATCTCTCTCCATGTAATGCTTCAACATAGGAATGGTTCCCGCCTGAGTTCGGCGTTGATCTGTTGTTCCATTGTAACCAGAGTTTAATCGCCATCTTCTCATAGGAAGAACCATCCTCTCTTGAAGTCTACGATATATTGAACTGCACCTGTTTGACCGTTGACGGAATTTACAATATTTGTTGGAGTTGCACCTGTTGCTCCCGTTGCTCCGCGTTCGGATGTCAAGGGAACTGCTATAAACTTCATAAACTCAACAGTAATATTCTTTGCGGCACTTTTGTTCTGCACAATAAAGAAGATACGATCATCCGTCTCAAGATCAACTATTGTCTGAATAGCACCCGCAACTGGTTTAGACGATGATGAACAGTCAACATAAATTTCTGATTCCGAGATTCTGTCAGCATCCGCACTCAGACCACTAGCAGGATCTGTGTTCTTTCCGATGTAGAATCCACATGTGTTGTTGCTAACTTCGCTAAAAAAGTCGAAGGTTGCTATAGCATGGAATCTTCCACCACTACCTGTATATTTTAACGAGTTAGTCGAGGGATCTTTGATAAAATTGTATAAGGCTCCCGTTTGCATAGTTCCCGAAACAACCTGACGCTGGTTGATTACGGAAATTACTGTCTCGACAGCATTATTTTTCAAATACATCACACCGACATCGTTGTTACCAGCAACACCTGAACCTGCGGTACCTGTTGCACCTTGGGGACCAGTGGCACCTGTAACACCTTGAGAACCTGTTGCACCAGTATTACCTTGAAAACCTGTTGCTCCTGTAGCACCAGTAGCACCACTTACTCCATTTGTTCCATTAGCACCTGTTGCTCCTTGAGGACCAAATGGTTCAACCCAATAGGAAGATGTTCCGTCTGTAATATAAACAAATATATTTCCGCTTGTGGTGTTGAACCACATATCGCCGTATGTGGCTCCTGCGGGTGCTGTAGTTGATGAAGTAAAACTTATTGCACCTGATACACCTTGAGATCCTGTTGGACCCTGAATACCCTGAGATCCTGTTGGACCTGTTGGCCCCTGAATACCCTGAGATCCTGTTGGACCTGTTGGACCCTGAGATCCTGTTGGACCTGTTGGACCCTGAATACCTTGAGATCCAGTTGGACCAATTGGACCTATTGCTCCAGTTGGACCAACTAATCTCTGCCAAGCATATCCATTATATGTCCATGACACATTTTCAAATGAAAATGTAGCACCAGTCATAGGATTTGCTGGAAAATTTAAAGGCATTATGAATATTTATAAAAGAAAACACGGAGAATTTCTTCTCCGTGTTTTCATGAATTTGCTAATTAATTAACAAAAATACTTACTGATCTTGGTGTAGTCGAATCACCCTTTAATTGAAGATTCGATATAGTATCAAGTTCAATAAAAATATTATCATCATTAATTAATTCAATTGTATTTGCTACGTTTGTAACATTGGCAATTTTTACAGAAACATTTTGACCAGAAACAGTTGAATTATTTTTGATGAAAACACCATTATTTATTGAACTAAAATCAACAGAAACTAAATCTGTCAAATATTGAAAATCATCATTCGATAAAGACAATGTTATCATTAATTTCGGTGGATTTATGACTTGTGTTATATTTTTTGACATATTATCCTCTGTTAAATTGTAGCCCCTGAACACCATAACAATGTATGTGGAGTCTGTGGAAGTAATAAATTGAATGTAAGTCCATGAATATATGTGTTATAGAATCCATTATGTTCATAATCACTACCTATAACACCAGAATTTAAAATATTTCTACCCTTTGGATTATAGAATTCATTACTCAATATGGTTTCATTCAATGTTAACTTCTCGACCGACATATCCATCTGTTCAAAGACATTAGTATCAACTTCTTGTCTTATACTGAATGTTGGAATACCACGGATGGTTTCCATGTCAATAAAGTTATTATACCACAATCTAAATGTATTATATGCATATCTTCTATAATCATTTGCTGTTGAATTAATGAAGTTGTATCTAAAATAACCAGCATTTCCTGGGGTATTGTTTGTTATTATTGAATCTATCTTATGAATCTTATAGGCATCTGAGAATGTCCAACCAGCATAATTTATTGAATTAATATTACTCCATTGTGATTGTGTAATACCAGTTGGAGCTGGTACAACAGAAATCATATTTTGAGTATCTGCAATATTTAATTTTGTTAAATATTTGAAGAATATTAATTTATCATCGGTTGCACTTGGATTATAGTTTGGTATCAATGATCCAGATGCAGGAAGATCATTTGTGTAGAAGCCAATATTAGTGCCAGCAAAATAACCAAATACATTCTCTGCCTTCTTCCAATTTGAAATGATATATTCATCTGCCATTGCAGTGGCTCCAACAGCAATTGTTGGATTTGCAACACAGTACCAAATATCATTTAAATCTATAGTTCCACGCACTGTCTCTGTATCCATCACTATTATGAGCAAATTGCCATTTCTAGTAATCGCTCTCATACCATAGGAGGTAGTTAATAGATTAGTTTCACCATTATTTGGTAATATGCCAGCTGCACCAGCAACTCCATATTGATTACTAATAAAGGTAAGATTTAATTTAGTATTTGTCTGATTTAAAGTTTGCAGTGATGGAATATTTCTTAAATATTCAGCACTACTTACTACATTGTTGACATTAGTAAAATCTCTCTTACTTAAAAAGTTATAAATTGCATATCTGTCTTTATATTGATTGTCTGTTTCTTGTGTTTCGGTGATCAAATCATCACTCAAGAAAGGACCATTCTTTGCCTTGAATCTGCTAATTAAAGTGTACAATGATGAGAATGATGGATTAATGAAAATCTTATCATCGATAATTGCATCAATCTTAAACGGTGTCTGTGGAGTATTGAATATCTTACCGTAGCCAGAATAACTTATTCCACTTCCATTTACTACTGTATAATTTGTAATTGGTTCAGGAATAAATTCAAGTGTAATTCCATTTAAATCTAAAGCAGGCACTGTGTCGTTGATTCCAGCCAAATCATTCAAATTTATTGATCTTGGTAAGAATGTTGCGCCAGTAATTCCTAACATTTGAACAATTACGTTGCCACCAACTATATTTGAAGAATCATATAATGAACCTAGATATGGTCCACCTAAAATTTTTCTACGTCTTATATATGATGGAATGGCTGTATTCCAATATAGATCCTTGATATAATCAACCATATATTGTTCGTGAGTGATACCTAACCAATTATACATTGCTGCAAACTTCATGATATTTTCATCTGCAATATCATTGTAGTTATGTTGATTGTATATGGTTGTAAGATTCATATTGTATGTGTATCCTTGTAACCATGGATTTGCATAGAATCCCCACCCTGAGTAATTATTTTCAGCTGGATAAATCTTAAATGTTGATTCACTTGTAGGAACAACATTATCATCGAAATCACGATCCAATATAAATGAAGCATATTGTAATTTTTGTAGGTTTGTGTTTGTTACTGTTTGTTCTGTTTCTTCATCACCAGCCTGAAGACTTCCTCTATCTACGAAAGTATTTTTTACATCTAGAATTTCATATGCTGTATTTCCAGCACCAGGACCAGAAGTTATTTTTATCTTTGAACCAACTAATGTTTGTGATGTAAAGCCCCAGTAATCAGTAACATCATCTTCTGAATGAAAACCTTTCTTCATCAAGTAGCCATTTGAATTCAACTTCAATGGTAATTCTGCTGGACCAGATTTATTTGATTTTGGTCCAAGTCCATTAAGTCTACCAACAAAGTCTCTATGAGCAACAATAACACCGAAATTACCTGAAACAATTTGACCAGTTAGTTCTAATGATGGAACACTATATGCAAATGCACAGGTTATACCTGTCAGCTTATATCCCCACCCCTCACCAGTTGCTCCTGATGCTACACTTGGATATGTTAAACCATGATATAGATCAATATCTGAATTAGTTAGTGTAGCATGAGTAAATCCTTGCTTATTTGTAACGGCTGAACCAAAAAGTTTGACTCTTTGGTTGTAATCTTGGGAAACAAGAGATTTTACATAAAAGTCGGAAGGAACTTGTATTTGTCCTATAGCCCATCTTCCACCAGAAATACCAGGTATAGAAGCACCAGTTGTTTGGTGAATTTGTGTTGATTTTAACTTATCTAATAATTGTTTATTATTGTGCCATTGTTTGATATCATTTCTATCATACACCCAACCTAAAAATGCTAATGATGGAACAAATATACCTTGATTATGACCACCGTTACCAGCAGCAGCACCACCAGCATTAATCATCCCCCAGCTATCTATACCATATTGTGTAAATTTATCTAAGGCTTTTTGTCTATTTGTCCTTGATACCCAAGGAACAAATATTGATTGTGCAGTCTGATCGATAATTTTACAGCTATAGCCGTGATAACCATATTTTGTTTCATTTGGTGTTGAGTTGTAAACATCATAAGCACCAACAGCACCTTGACGATGGTGATGGGAATGATATGGCATAACTGAAGATTTCCAATAATTGGTGATCTTGTCATTCCAATTATTGAATTCTTGTTGAATACTTGTGCTATTCAAATTTATATCTTCGCCATAAACATTTTTCTCAGGGATACTCAACAAGTAATCTTCTGTATTCTTCACCATATCTCTACGATAGAATATTGGTCTATCAGAGAATGAAGATCCATTCCACATTACAGGTGGTCTATAACAATCAGCATAGGTTGGACCTTTACCTTGTGGTATGGATGTTAAAATTCCATATTTTTCTATACCTAAACGACTCATCCATGGATCAGTAAAAGCAACAAATCTAGCCACCCCCTGTGGCCTATTGCTTTGTTGCCAATTTGCATTGAAATTTGATTTTGTGGTAACAAGAACATCACCAGCAGACAAACCAACTGGGAATCGTAAAAATTCACTCATTGGGAATTTTGATTCATCTATATCCTTTATTACTGTCCATCCCTTAATTAAATTAATATTATTGCTATATCTTTCATCATATGACCATTTTTGGATGGTAGTACCAATTGTTGCTAATGACCAATTTAATAATTCAATATGATACCACGGAACTGGATTCTTCATGGAACCATTTACCCACATGGTAATACCAACATTATTTAATTGACCAGCCTCACTGGTGTAACCAGTTTTTAGAATTGGACAATTTTCATAAACACCAGGTGTATTTTCATAAGATACACCAGTTACCATAACACCAGCGGCAGGAAGAATAATATATGGTTCTCCAGAAACAAATCTACCCCATGTCACAGGAGAACTAAAACTCCATTTAAAACCATTATAAGTCACTGGTACAGTAGCACTATTATATTGTGTTGGTGCTCCAACATTACTTAAATTATATGGATTTGCAGATGGAATATAAGTCTGTGGACTTTTTTGCTCTGAAATACTTCCAGGATTTTTTGACATGTTTTTCCTTTAATTTCCAATTACTTGATATGAAATTTCTTGAGCCGTATTTGATTTTATATAAACATCAGATATATTATTACACTCTACAAAAATACTTTCTCCAATATTGACTCTAAATCCAGTATTACTACCGTGATTGTTATTAGAGTGTTTGACAAAAAAATAACAATCAGAATCGGTTCCTATATTTTTTATTAGGAAACCGACATTTGCTAGTGATGTATTTACATTTAATACATCTGTTGTAATAACAACAAAATCATTTGCATCACCACTACGTATTGTATTTGAGAAAAATACTTTTACAGGATAATTTAAAAAATCGTTTTTAAATCCCATGTGAATCCTTAGTTTGCGTAGACGCTAAATGTAATACCTTCAGATGCTGTATTATTTTTAACAATGACTGATGATAAACTTGCTGTTTCGACAAAAATCTGTTCAGCTTGACCAAGAATAAATCCTGTATCTGAACCATGAGTCGCACCGCTAAATGCAACTTTTATATCAAGAGGACCAACATTCTTTACTAAAACACCATCATTTAAAGCACCAGTACTTGTACCAGTAACATGAGCATTTGCAGAAGTGTAGGTGTCCGCAGTTGCTGCAATATGTCCTACAGTATACATTGCCGATGGATTTGTGATTGCGATTCCGAATTTCTTTGGCATGGAGTCTCCTATACAGCTATTTATAAAAACCCGCATCTTGCGGGTTTTTATCTTTTATTTACGTTCTTTGTATTTTATTTGTTTCTTTTTTTCTGGTTCTGGATCAGGCTCCATTTGTTTCATCTGTTGTTGAAAAGCAGCCTGTTGTTTCTTCATCTGTTCCAATATATGTGCATATTGTTCCAAATTACCTTGAATTCGTGGAATCTCTGATTTTGGAATCTTATTTTCAAGTAATAGTCTACGGCAAACATCATATCCTAATTGAAATTGTCCTGCTGCATGTGCTGTAGCAGCCAATTCATCTAATATTGCATAATTGTACATCATATCAGGTACGAATAAGATATCTCCTTCTGGAAATGGAATATCTGATGCTGCCTTTGCGAACATATAGGCGATTGCAGGCATGTTAAACTTTGTACGATAGATTTGAGCAATATGATATAGTGGCTCTGCTCGAATTGGTCTTGAATTGTAGGCAAGCAAAAATGATTCCATGATTTCACCCCATGGACGATTTAACATGGCCTTGGCTACTGCAATTCGATATAAAGAATAATATACTTCTTCACCCCATCCACCCTTTTCGGCTCTTCTCATATAAGCATCAATTGCTTTTTCCCACTGTTGTGAATCAAAATATGATTGACCCAGATAAAACATATATCGAATATTATCTGGTTCATCTATAAGAGCCTTCTCTAATGTCTCGGCATCTTTTGTATATTTTTCAACAGGTGTAATGCCAACATTTCTTGCACCAACAGTGCGAGCGACTACCCTATAATTACCTTCAAGCTTTGCTATGATTGGTTGTTCTTTTGCTCTAGAACGAGCGTATTCATGAAGAACACCAACGTATTCCCATTCAGCATCTACTTTGAATATTTGATTTCTCCACCAAGAAAATTCTTCTCTTCCTAGACGAAGAGCATATGAATCAACTTTATTTCCTGGTGGTAATTTGAATTCACCATGTAGATAATCATCTGCATCGATCATATAAGCATATTCTGCTTTACCCTTACAAAGATCTAATGCTTCTGTTCTTGATTTACCAAAACCTTTCCATTCCTTTTCATGTAATTCTCCAGGAATGCCTTTCTCTTGAAAGAAGTTTTTGATAATATCTTGGGTTCCATCTGTTGATCCTGTATCAACTATTACCCAATAATCTATAAGTTTATATACTGAATTAAGACACTCTAGAATCACATGTGATTCATTTTTTACAATCATTGACAAAGAAAGTCGATGCATAATTAAGATCCTTTATCTTATTTATACGCTATAATTTGTAGAATTATTAAAATAAGTTGTAACTACATCTTCAATATAATCTAGTTGTTCGTCTGTTATGACTGGACTAGTCCCTAAAAAAAATGTGTCAGTAGTAACTTTTGTTGCGACTGGAAAATCTTTCTTTGCATTACCAGAATAAATTCCTTCATATGCTGGTTGAAGAAGAACATTTCCACCAAAATAATTTCTAGTCTGTATCTTATTGTCTTCAAGATACATAGTAAATTCATTTCGTTTAAGATATACTCCATCTTTAACTGTTAATGGGAAAGCAAACCAAGAAGGATCTGATTTTTCAGTTGCTTTTGGTAGATGAAAAATCTTATCATATTTTGAAAAAATTTGGTATAGACGATTAAAATTTTTCTTTCGAAGTTCAATAATCTTATCTAACTTCTTAAGTTGAACTAATCCTATTGCCGCTTGCATTTCAATTGGTTTTAGATTATAACCAATCTCTTCATAGACATATTTGTGATCAAATATTACTCCAGGAAAACTTGGCAACCATTCACTGAATCTCTTCTTACACATTCCATTTCGAAGACAAGAAGCACCCTTACCAGAACAATAACAACCTCTTCCCCATTCACGAAGACTTTTAATTACTGTATCTTGTTCATCAGTTTTAGATGCAACAAATCCTCCTTCTCCCATTGTAATATGATGTGCAGGATAAAACGAACATGATGCAAATTGACCGAAAGATCCTAGTAATTTACCATCATATTTACTACCAAGAGCATCACAACAATCTTCAAGAAGAATAAGATTATACTTATCAACAATCTCCATTAACTTATCCATATTAGGTGGATTACCAAGTACATGTGCAAATGCAAGAACTTTAGCACCATTTTTTGCTGCTTGTTCAACTTGATCTAAATTTAGATTTAAAGTATCTACTTCAATATCAACAAAAACTGGTTGAAAACCATTTTGGATAATTGGATTAATTGTTGTTGGAAAACCAGCGGCAGGAGTAATTATCTTTGTCCCTGGACCAAAATTATAAAGTCTTTTAGATTTTAATGCAGTAATCATTAAAAGATTAGCACTTGATCCACTATTTACTAATGCACCGTGTTGTTTTCCAAGTTTTTCTTTGAATTGTCTTTCGAAACGAAGACCATGATCTCCAAGAACCAACCAACCATCAAGAAAACAATCTATACCAGCAATAAATTCTTCATCATCAAAGTAATTGCCAGCATATTGAATTGTATCTTTTCCTCGAATCCATTTTTTTGTTTGTTTTCTTTTTAATTGAACAAGTTCTTTTATTTTACGATCAATTTCATCACCAGATAAATTCACATCAATCATATTAACCTCTATTTTTTAGAATATTATAAGTATTAATTATACCCTGTTTTAGTCCTATTTCATTTATATTTAGATCATGTGCAGAATCACAATAAAATTCTAAATGTTTTTGGCTTTGAATTATAACAGGAACTTTGTGATTGTCTAGTGAATTTATAAAATTTGCTATTTGCTTTAATGTAAACTTAATCTCGTAACTACAATTTGATTCTTTTGGCAAATCACTATTTACTAGATAATATTCCACTAAAGATAATAAATCTTTCATGTAGTAAAAATCCATGATTTTATCGTTAAATATTATCATTGGTTGATTGCGAATATGTCTTATGATATTTGCTTTTACAAATCGAGTTTCTAATTCATTCTCATCAAATACATTAAATATGCGAATATTGTAAAAATTATTAGTATTTTGAATTGATTCTGCAATTCTTTTTTTACTTTCACCATATGGTGTATTTGATGCAAATATTTCTGCACCTGAACCAAAAGATATAAGTTTACCAAACTGATGTCTTTCATTATATAAATTGTAATACATTTTTAAATTTGATTCTATAATGCTAGAATCATCAGATTTTAATCTGCTCCCACCAGATATTGCTGTATGTATTACTACATCAAATGTTTTATCACGAAACCACTTATGAACAGCTGTAGTATCTTCAAGGTCAAAATCGTGACGAGTGACTGCGAGTATATTATAATTTAAATTTTGCTTTAATTTTTTTGCGATGTATCCATTACCGCCTGTTATTAAAATATTCATTTTTTATAAATTATAGCCGTAGCCCATTGATTCTTAATATCGTTATGTATTATTATTTTGTCTATGTTATCAGTAAGATAGGAGGTTTCTTCATCTGTTAAATAATTAGATATTATTTGTTTATTTTCAATAAAACCATTCAAAGTATACCATGTTGGATTATTATTCATTCCATTACAGTTGGCAACACCAGGTAATGTTATATCTTCTAAGATATAAATGCCCCCAGGTTTAACATATTTAAATAAACTAGCAAATGAAATCATTTGATGATTTGCATTATGTGATCCATCCTCAAGAATAAAATCAAAAAATACATTATTAAATGCATTATGCATAGATACAAAATCGTCTCGGTTGCCCTGATCTCCATTGTAAAAATACACATTAGTGTTATTTACAAAAAATGGATGATTTTTCATATCTCTAATATCAAATGCATATATATTTGCATTTTTAAAATATTCTTTCCACATATTTAAAGATTCACCACCAATGGATGAAGTTTCTAACCAAACACCAACTTCCAATAAAGAAATATCTTTATCTCTTAATGGCGTTAATAATTCATCATATATTGGTGCATAACCATGTTTACATGGAGTTTCAAACATAGTACCTTTATCGGTTTTATAAAAATTTGCTAATTCATCTAATGTTTTAATTTTTATCATTTTATATCTTTCTAAATATTGCTAAATAATTTATTGATTTTGGATCCAACACTAATTCAACTAATTCAAAAGATTTATTAATATCTAAATTCTGTTGATTATTTAAAAAATGGCTTTTAAAAATTCCAGTTTTTTGTGTATTGATTAAATCTTCACACAATAATGCGTTATCATATTTAAACATCCCACGACTAGTTTTTGGATTTTGAATATCTTCCATAAAATAATATCCATTTTGTTTTACTAAATCTTTTGCTTGCCACAAACTTACTGCCATATGATTTGGCCAATGACTACCATCTTCAATAAAAAAATCAAAATTATTTGGGCATTGTTCTTTTATTTCATTCCAATCGCAAAAATTTCCTTGATCAGCATATATAAAATTTACACCCAATTCATTTAAAAAATTTATATCTTTAGTTTTATCTTCTAAATAATTACCCCAAAAATTATCCATCCCATATAATTCTACATTTTTAAAAAATGTTAACCACATTTTTTGTGAAGCGTATGGAAATCTTTTATCACAAATTCCTATTTCAAATAATTTAACATGATCTTCTCTATAATTATTCATATACTTTTCATAGGTTATAGTATATGACATAGAAAAGTGCTCTGGATAATCTTTACTCCATGATAAAGATTTTGAATCAGCATTACCTTTATCTGTTTCAAACAAATTTGCAATTTCTGTTAATGATTTAGTATTGTCATACAGTGAACGATTATAATTTGTATTTTTAAAAAGTTTCATATTAAGTTTTCACATTCATATCTGTCAATTCGCCTGGAATAATTTTTCCATTTTTATCAATTCCTTTAGAAATAACTTTTGGTTCGTGTTGTTCATTAGGATCACTGAATATTTCAATTAAAATACTTTCTTTATTTGAAAATACTTCATTTAATTTAGGATCTAACATATCATTTGTTTTAATAGAAATATACTTCAAACCAAATGCATTAGCTATTTTTTCAAATGAAGGAATTGAAACACCAGAAGAAATTTCAGAAGCAACTAAATTTCCTTTAAAAAATGAATTTTGAGTTAATTTGATTGATAAGTAACCACAATTATTTAGAATAAATATTTTTATTGGTACTTTATTATGACAAACTGTTTCTAATTCTTGTAGATTCATCATAATACTTCCATCTCCTTCTATGCATATTATCTCTTTTTTACTTCCATAATGTGCTCCAATTGCTGCTGGCAATCCATAACCCATTGGAGCAGTTCCTTCATTACTAAAAAGTCTTTGTTTGCCTTTTAAGGTTATAGTTTTTAAAGGTACTACATGAGCTGTTCCATCACTAGTTACTATAATTGAATCTTCTGATAAATATTTTTCTAATTTATTAGAAAAAACATAGCTACTAACATAATCTTTTAAAAACTTATGTTTTTCTAAAACTAATATTTCATTATTTCTATATTTTTTAATATTATTTTGCCATTCACTTATATCATTTACTTTAACATTTTTAATCATGTTAAAAAACAAACGAAGATCAATACACCAACCTATTTTATTTTTAAATTTTAATTTTTTAATTTCGTTTTTATCAACATCGATTATAAATTTAGTTGCCCCAGGAGCAAATTTTGATTGATCATATCCAATCATTTTTGGATTTAATCTAGATCCAAGAGATATTACTAAATCTGACTCCTGTATAATTTGATTTGATGTGCGTTGTCCTAAAATTCCAAACCTACCAGCATAATATTCATAATCAGAATTTACAACATCAACCGCTGAATGGGGTCCAGTTAAGACTGGAATACCTGTTTTATTTAAAAATTCTAGTAAATTATCAACATTATTTGACACACGAACACCATTACCAACAACAACAACTGGTCTTTTACTTTTTAACAGTAATTTTTGAAGTTTATTTAAATATAACGAATTGATTATTTTATTATTTTTTTGCTTTGGTAAAATAAATTTTTTTAATTTAGAAATATTAACTTCGCTGCTCTGTATGTCAAGTGGTATATCTAACCACACAGGCCCAGGACGCCCAGAAACTGCTAAATGATATGCCTTTTCTAAATGGTACAATATACTGTTTTTATCTGTTATAGTAACAGCATATTTCGTCATAGGTCTTACTGTATCAACAATATTATATTCTTGCTGTCCTATTTGCCTACAACCAGTTCCATTTGACAATTGATCAGATGGAACTTGTCCAGAAATTACAATCATAGGAATAGAATCCTGAAAAGCACATAAAACTCCTGTAAGAGCATTTGTTCCACCAGGACCAGTAGTGACCAAAACACAACCAGGTATATTTTTTATTCTTGCATATGCTTCTGCTGCCATAGAACAAGCTTGTTCATGATGATTGCAGATATATTTTAATTCTTTATTTTTCCCCAAAGAATCAATTAAATGCATACATCCACCACCAGACACAGTAAAAACTGTGTCTATTCCTTTATCTTTTATAAATTTAAAAACTAAATCAGAAATTTTCATATTAAATATCATCCACGATTAAAGGAGAATCCTTTTTTAAATTTCTCAAAGCAATCGCATCATTTTCAATAAAATCTCTTGAGGTTAATTGATTTATTTCTTTCTGATATGGAATAGCAGAATATAAATCATCTAAACTCACACTTTCTCCTTTATTTATATCTCTTTTTAGATACAATCCGCGATATAAAGATTCTAAATATTTTTTTTCCTTGTCATCAATAATTCTTCTAATTAATGATGAAGAACCACACATTTCAACTGCTTTATTGTATGATTTAAACCAAGTATCAATTTGTTCTGGTGTTGAACAATAACTAGATATTTCAGTTTGTTGGTGATCTTTTGGATATGGAATATCTATGTGTCTCTCCCATGTTCTAACGCCCTTACCATATGATATCAACACAGAAGAATACCAATCATGATATTCGTGAGTAGATAATCCTATAACTATATTTGGATATTTTAGTTTTAAATAATCAATCTGATGTAATTCTAATTCATTATCTTCGCTTGGATATTTTGAAACACAATGATTAACTGATATTAAAATATTTCTATTTGTAAAATACTTAACAACATCATCTATCTGTTTATCATTTGCTCCACCCGTTGAAATAATTACAGGTTTTTTTGTTGATGCTATTTTTTTAATTAATATCCAATCATTAATATCAGCACTTGCTATTTTTATGATAGGTAAATTCATAGAAACACACCAATCTACAGATTGCTCATCAAATGGAGTTGCCATTGGAATACAATCATGTTTACGAATATAATTAATGAGTTCTTCAAATTCGTCATATGTTAATTTTGTTTTACATGTTTTTTGAATATATCTACTTCTTTTAGGTAAATTAGTTAACTCTTCACCTTTTCCTTCAGTTTTAAAATCTTTATGAATAAATGTATCTACATCTCTAAACTGTAATTTAATTGCTGCTTTAACTTTATTTGTTTTTACAACTTTAGCAAATTGTTTTACAATTTGCTTTCCTCGTTTTAATGATCCCCAATGATTATTTGCTAACTCAAGAACAAATAAATTTTCAAATATATTATTTACCATATAAATTTTTCCTGATAGTGTTTTACTATATCTTTTAATTCTTTTTCAAAAATTTTAATTGGATTCCAACCTAATGATCTTAGTTTAGAATCATTCAATGCATATCTTACATCCTGTCCAGTTCGATTGAAAGACAAATCAATATAATTTTGTAATTTTTCTTCTGGAATATTATGACATTTCAAAATTTGATTTACTGTTTCAAAATTACTTTGTTCAAATCCACCACAAATATTGTATATTTCATTTTTAACATCTTTATCAATAATATTTAAAACTGCTCTTGCTGTATCTTCAGCATGTAACCAATTTCTTATAGGTGTTCCATTGTTATGAAGTGGTATTTTTCTCCCCAAAGCAAGATATTTACATGATTTTGGAATTAATTTTTCAACATATTGACCTATTCCATAATTATTTGTTGGTCTAACAATAACATATGGGATTCCATACGTTCTAGCCCAGGCTAATATTAGCATATCTGCTGCTGCTTTAGTCGCTGAATATGGATTGGATGGCTTAAGTAAATCTGTTTCTGTGTGAGCACCTTCTTCAATATCTCCATAAACTTCATCAGTGCTAAAATGAAACAAGGTTGGTATTTTTCCAGTTTCTTGCCTATAATTTCTTATCAATTCTAATAAATTATGTACACCGTCTATATTTGATTTAATAAAATCATCACTATTTGCTATAGAATTTCCAACATGTGTTTCTGCTGCTGTATTAATTACATAATCACAGTCATATAAAAATTTAAGATCATTTATATCACAATGTACAAATGAAAAGTTTTCATATTTTGTAAATTCATTTAATAAATCTTTATTTGCAGCATATGTTATTTTATCAACACCTTTTACATACCATCCTCGCTGTAAACATAAACGAGTTATATATGAACCAATAAAGCCTAAACAACCTGTAACATATACAATTTTTTTCATTTTAAAATTCTCTATCATATTTTATTAACAGATGTCAATATATAAAATATTTTTATTTAAATATAAGTAATAATTGATAACATATATTTATGTTCTTATAAAAAATTATTAAAGTAAGATTTTAATATTCTTTCTCTATGTCTATTAGAGGCTCCAGTTAAATGACATAAAAAAGATTTTTCATTCCATGGATAAGGTATATCTCCTCTAGTGGCCCATTGTTCAGCATACATTTCTCTAGTTGGAGCTGCATTTAAATAATCATGATCAAGAATTTTCATCATATTTTTATAAGGTGTTCTAAAATATAAAAAATTCATAGCTTCTTGTTCATGTTTAGCTTTTCCAACAAGACTATAAAATACTTCAAGAAAATGTTCAGTATTTTTATTTTTAACAAACATAAAATTACCGCCACTTATACTATATTTTCCATTCCAATCATATGATGCATAGAATGTTATGTCTTCTTCTATTGGAAAATTTTCTATTTTAATTTGATCATTTGTTATTATGGAATCGGCATCAATCCACACTACTATATCATAATAGTTTAACATATCGGATGTTCTAGCCGCTCTCATAAATCCCATATTACTTTCATCTATATTTTTTTCTTTATCAGAACCAAAATCTTCAATTTTTAATAAATCATAACCATGTTTAGAAGCATATCTTTGTTTAGAAGGAAATGTCATTTCTGCTATTTGTTTAATAGGCAAATCACCACCAGCAGAATAAACATCTAGTTGTAATTTCCCTATTCCAGTTACTAATAATACTCGCTTATTCATAATTTTAATATTCTTTCTATAATGTTATCACAATATTGTTTTGATTTTTCAAAATTAATATTTATTTTTTCTAAATTACTATAGTAATAATCATCAGTAAATTTAAAATTTATAAGATCATCAATATTTAACCAATATGATGTATCAAAAAAATCTGATATGTTTGGACATCCCCAATATATAGGGATTGTTTTAGTTATCAGACAATCTACTATTTTTTCAGAAAAATAATTTACTTCTTGTGTGCTTTCAATTGCTACTGAATACATGCTATTAAATAGATGTATTTTATCATCATTGGGTAATGTTGGAACATTTGGTATCATAAAACGTGTTGAACTATAAAATTTTTTAGATACTAAAATTTTATCTTGATTTTGAAATATAATATGTCTTAGATTATATCCAGGTTTTCCATATAAAGATCCACATACCATAGAAAGACTTAATTCTTTCTGAAGAGTTACTAGATCATTAGTAAATTTTCCAAATGAATCTGGATGATGTTTTGACTTATTTAACCATGTTGTTCCGTACACCATGAACTTTGCGTTTGAACATTTATCTAAAACTTCTGGATTTGATGTTACAATTTTATCATACTTTTTGTGATGCTTTATAATATTTTCTACAGGTTCAACCCATCTAGAAGTTGTTGGTTCATTTACATGACAAAATATTTTATATGAATTTTCACCAATAAACGATGGTTCTCCATTTGGAAATTTATTAGTACCAAATCTTGTAAAATATATTTCTGTTGGATGCATGATATCTGGAATATCTTCAGAAGATATCATATAATCAGCATTCAATATTACAGGTTTCATTGATTCACCAAAAACTTATTTCCTGGGCTTTGAAATTTAATATTGTGTTCATCAAAACCCATATCTCTCAATACCTGTTCTTTTGATTCTCCATCCGCTAATCCCATTGTAATTACTGGTTCTCCACCTTGAATCGGTATACCAGGCCAAACACAATAAGCATTTCCTAAAAAAGCCATACGAACACCAGTATTCTCGTTTATCATTTTCATGAATATCTTTAACAAAACTTCATGATCAAATGCAATATTTGCTTGTCGTTCTAATTCTTCACTTGCCTCAATCCAAGCATATATAAATTCATAAGATTTTGGTGTTTGATTTAAGTATATTGGTGATGCTTTTGGCATACCAATAGTTGTATCTTCCTTTGTAGGAACTTTAGGAAATGCCATAGCTAAATCAACTTTATCGTGAAACTCATCAAAAACTTCAAGAGGTTTATGTACAATTGAATCTACATCTAACCAAACAAGTGGTGTTCTTAATTCGTTCATCATCTCAAGAATAAATCTAGGTTTTGATAAACAATTAGAACGATAATTTCCCTTTGATGGTTTATGTCTAATAAAGTTTGGTACGGAATGTTCCTCAAGATTTTTTTTCAATCTTGTGGCATGATCGCTATAATAAGTGCGACCATCTACGTCAGCATAAAAAGAAATCACAGGTGTCTTCATGGTCTAGTATTTATATTTGTTTTATCATGTGATAAAGAATGTCATCTGCATTCTCTAATTTTTTCACACGTTCGAAATTATGTTTAATTGCATCCATCTTACTATAATATAATTCTTCTGTTAATTGTGATGGATCAAATGATGAATCAAGTGTAATAATTCCTTCTGAATTGAAATAATTACCAATATCAGGTGTACCCCAATATACAGGTATTGTTCCAGTTGCAAAACAGTCTGTTAATTTTTCTGTAAAGTAAGTTGGATACTTATCATTTTCAATAACAATTGAAAACATATATGGATTCAAGGCACGACTTTTATCTCCCCAAGGTCGTTTCTCATATCCAAATCTTTGTGATCCTAATACACCACCATATAAATCAACTTTATCTTTCCATTTGTCTGCCAAAGCATGACGAACTTGATGACCTATTGTTGCTTGTTTTGGTGATGCTATTAGAGATACTAATTTATTCTTTTCAAATATTTGTTGATCTTCTATCCAAGGAAGGTTACTTCCAGCAAACGAGAAATGTAATTTTTTATTTTTACTGCAAAATGTCCTATCAGAAAAATAAACAGCATCATAGCTGTCACAAATCCGTTCAAGATGTTTTTCAAATAAATCTTTAGGAAAATTAAATTCATAAAATATCGCCCTTGATTCACAAATCCATGCTATCTTTTTTTCGTTAGGCTTCTTTACGTAATTTATTCCATGTGAAATAGCTGCATCTATAAAAACCTTGATATTGCTATCTTCTTTCGTCCATGAAAATAATTTAGGTTTCTTGTCAGAACAGGAAGACTGATCTGTATTAAACGGTGCTCCAATTGCTTGCATTATATCCATATTAAAAACAACTCACTTTCCTATATGGTATTTAGGAACGAGTTGCCAGTTAACTTTGTCTTTATGTGATACTATTTTAATTCTTGCTAAAGAAAGTTGTGGTGTGCTATATTCTTCAGGATCAACTGCATCACATAAACCCCACTCAATCAATAATTTTACAATAGTATTTCTTCTACCAATATCATCATCAGAAATATCACTCTCTAGATTATCAAGTATAAACATTTCTTTAAAATGCATTATTGCATAACGACCTCGCTTGTGCAGAATATGACAAGATTGAAATAGTTTATTTTCCTTTTTTGAGGATACGCCAATTCTTGTGAGGGTTTCCTTGATTTTTAAAAAGTCTTCTTTTGATTTTAGGGTCACTTCAACACCCAATCCATCAAAAATATCATCATTATTTTCTTCCATTAAATACTCCAAAAATATTAAATATTTATATTATTTAATATTTCCACCAGTATTTAATGCCTTCTTTAGATGATTTATTTGCTCTTTTGTTAGAATTTTGGAGGCTTCTACTGCCTTTTTATCCGAATATCCGTAATATTGCTTGATAATTGATATATCATCAGAATCAGTGGTCTTTTCTTTATGCCACTTGCTAAATCGTTTCTTTTTTCGAATATTCAGAAGATAATAATCATATTGCATCTTTTTACTAATATTATTATAAAAATTCATCATATTTGCCTCAAAAAGAGTATCTGGAAAATATGATAAAGATTTATTGATAATATAAGGAACGTAAACCCTCTCGCAACCAGGATCTACGTTCATTAGATTTTTCTTATTATCATTAATGCTATTGAGAAAATCAAAGATTTCCATTAGATAAACTCACATGTCATCATAAGTTCTACCAAGCAAGCCACCATATTGATCTCCTGATCGCTCACAAATGCAGCCTTGTACTGATACTCCCCAAGAACAATAATGGCTCCAGGAATGCTCATAGGGGCTAGATATGCATTTAGATTATCATAAATCTTTCTAAAAATATCAGTTTCTGACAAATGCACATTTGTTGCAACCCACTTTCGAACATTTGCGAAGTCCTTATTTTTCATAAATGAAATTAGATTCTTGATTTCATTATCAGCAATATTAATAAGAATACCTTCATCAATCTTACCAGAGACAGAATATCGCTGAAGTTCGTTTAGAATTCTACGAAAATCTGGGTAATGCTTCATGATAAGCTTGGCCAAAGCCTTTTTATCACAAATAACATTCTCATTTTTAAGAATATATTCACATCGTTCCAAAATTCCAGCACAGATAGAAGGACGTTCCTCGTTAGAGATTGTAAAATCGATACAAGTACATCGTGAATGAATTGGTTCAATGATTCGTGACTTGTAGTTACAAGTCAAAATAAAACGACAATTACTTGAAAATTCTTCAATAGCTCCACGAAGTGCTGGTTGAATACTCTGTGCGTTTGAATAATCAAACTCATCAAGAATAACAACCTTTTTTGAATTTTCAGAAAATGAAACTGTGCTTGCAAATTGTCGAATCTTTGTTCGAAGTGTATCGATGTTTCCATCTTCAGAACAATTAATAAGAATCCAATCTGCATTCAATTCATTACAAAGTGCCTTGGCAACAGTAGTTTTTCCTGTACCAGCAGTACCAGAAAATAGAAGATTTTGTGGTTCTCCTTTAGCAACCATGTCCTTGAAGGTCTTCTTCAAGGACGATGGGAGAATACATTGATCAATGGTTTGTGGTCGATATTTTTCGACCCAAAGAAATTCAGTATTATTCATATTATGCAGTATACCGTGAGTTAGGTTCCATTGCAAACCAATAAGAGAGATTCAGATTTTCATTATCAAATTGAACTGCTACGTTCTTTGCAAATGAAATCTCATAATCTCCAGCCAAAAGACGAATATTTTCCATCTTAAAATTAAGTTCAAATTCAGCACCATCAGCATTACCTTCAAGTTCTACCTTGTAGCTATTACTTGTTGGATCCTTAAGATCACAGATGATCGCGTAGATAATACTACCATCACTCTGGAATGAAAGATCTGGAAGTTGTAGAACTGATGAAATTCGCTGAAGTTCATTGAACATACCTTCTTCGATACGAGTCTTTACCGTAACTGGTGGCATATTTACTGACTTCGTTGGATATGTGAGAAGTCGAGGTTCCGAATAATAATAATTTACAACTGAATTATTCGGTCCAATGATCTTTACACTCTTTTCACCAAATTCAAACTGAGGGTTGCTGAAAAGACTCACGACTCCAAGGAATTTGTTAAGATCCCAGATACCAAATTCGACATCAAAAGTCTCTTCGATAACTGCCTCTCCCATACCACTCTTGGATGGTGTGATTGTCTTGATTACATTCCCAGGCTTTACAAGAATATTTGAATTCATATTTGCAAAGTTCTTGAGAATAGAAAGTGTTGTTTTACTGATTGTAATTGCTGTAGATGTCATATGTACTCATTATAATTAGTTTATTCAAAGTCGTCAAGGTCATCTTCATCAAGATGTTCTAAATTACCGTCAACATAACTTCGAAGTTTATTCTTAAAATCATTACGTTCTGAAGAACGCTCTTTATCTTTGATGCGACGATCAATATTTTTCATTGTTTGCTTGTGAACGCCCTTACCATTACGATCTGTATTTTTCGACATGTTTTCTCCTAAAATTCTACCCAATGAAGTCCATTGATATCGCGGACTCTAGTATATACGATACCAGTTGCGAGATCAAGCCATCTATCTCCTTCGTTAGTTTCAGATGGTTCAACTTCAGCTCTAAAAAATCTAGATGCTACTTCTAATTCTTTCCAATTTGTAGTGTTATTTAATGGTATTATATTTTTAGTTGGTTTTACGGCAACATATTTCTTGCCAAGATATTCTACAACATCACCAGTATTATATACACTATAATAACCATCAGGATCATATTTCCTGTATTTTCCTCTAAAATTTAGTTCTTGTGGTGTTTCTTCTATAAACATCTCAGATCATCTTACTGAAATTATTTTTCTTTTCAAAGTGAATGACATGGTTGAATTTATCCACTATTTGATCGGCTTTATGACTGATTACAAACACGTTTGAATTTACACCTAATGTATTTAGTAATTTCATTACTTCATCTGTTCCAACTGAATCCAGTGATGAATCAAAAACCTCATCCAAGATAAGCAAATTGCAATTAACACTATTTTTTAGTTTAGCAATTTCCCTCCATGCCAATAGAAGAGATAGATCAATACGCATCTTTTCTCCCTCACTAAAATTCATGTAAGAAAACTCATCTCGATTTCGACTTTTAATAACTTCTTGAAAATTTTCATCTAGATAAAATTGAACAAAGAAATCCATAGATTTTAAATACTTATTGATATTTTTATTCATTGATGGAAGATAATGCTTGATGATCTTAGCCTTTACTCCACTATCCTTTAGAATATCTGATATTTGTTCAAGTTGAATATATTCTTCCTTCTTTGATTCCTTTTCTTCTTCAAATATTTTCAATTGAATATTATACTCATTCAATTTATCTTTTTCTTTTACAATGTCGGTTTGATTTGTTTCTGTCTTCTTCAACTTAGATTTAGCGTGTTCAATTGTCATATTAATTATGGCAATCTGATTCTTTAAATCTTTGATTTTATCATCAATATTATTATTTGCTTTAAGTTTTTCTTTGATGGAAGAGATGCTTGACGTTATCGTTTCGATTTGACTTTCGAACGTCTTGTTAGCTTCCTCGAACTGCTTAATATTTTTTTCGATCTCTTCGAGGTTAGTTTTTTTCGTTTCCTCTGTAATTTTGCCTTTACATTTCGAACAATTTTCTTCTTTCTCATAAAATTGTTTTTCCTCTATGGCATTTGCCATCTTAAGAGAGATCTGAGCAGTAAACCTCTGAAATTTAACTAAATCTTTTTCTAGAGTAATTAAATCTTGTTCATCAATCTTTATCTTATTATTATGATATTCTGATATAGTACTATTTAGAGTATCAATGGTGGATTGGTTACTTTGAATGGTGTTATTCAATTCTTCGATTTCATCCTCTGACAATCCTACTGTTTTATTAATAATAATTTTTTGATAATCAATCTTTTGTTTTTGATTTTCAATCTTATTACTTAGTTCTCTAAGATTTTCTTTACTTTGTAATATCTTACCCTTCAATAATGTATTCATATTTGTAAATACATTAATATCTAAAATATTTTCAATAACGGATCTACGATCAGCCGCTGTCAATTGCATGAATGGAATGAAGGATGAACTACCAAGAATTACTACTTGAGTAAATGTCTTGTAGTTCATTTTAATAATTTGCTGTTCAAGTAAGTCTTGGTAATCTGATGTTTTTGCATCCTGATTAATTAATTTACCATTTTTAATTATCTCAAATAATTTTGGACCAAGACCACGACGAATTACATATTCGTCAGATCCAATTGAAAAATACAATTCAACTAAACATTCTTTCGTGTTGATTGAATTCTGAAGCTGTGGAATATTAATTTTTCTAAATGGTTTACCAAACAAAGCAAAGGTAATCGAATCCAATAATGCAAATGATTTACCACTTCCATTTTTTCCACACACCAAAGTTGTTGGAGATTTTAACAAATCAAGTTCGGTAAACTTATTACCGAATGATCCGAAATTTTTAAACTTTATCTTCTTGAAGATGATCATTATCTAATACCTTCTCTGGAACAATCATTGAACGAAATACAACTTTTTTTTCTTCGTCTTTTTCAAATAGAAATTCATCTGCTGATTTTTCAATCATAATGTCATACTCTCCATGTATAATTCTTTAATTATCATCTTGATCCTGTCTTTATGAATAATATTTTCATTCATATCAATCTCTGAAGCTATGATACTGATTGTATCTTGAGTAATATCAACTTCAGATTCTTCATTATCATTATTTTCAAAATCTTCTACTACGGTCAATTCTTGTAATTCACATGTAGCCAATGCATCCATTAGCATATCAAAAATTTTAGGTTTTTTCTTATTTAAGACAATAACCTTTACATGTGTATTTTTGATTTTATTTGCATCTGGTTTTTCGAATCCATTTACATCATCATATTTAATAATGTTGAATATTTTTCTAGTATTCTCAATGAATTCTAATTCTCTGGTATCTGTATCTAAAATAGAAAAACCCTTTTTAGAATTTACATCACCAAAACTCAATTCATATTGAGTACCCAAATAATGAATATTTTGTTTGGATTGACGTAGATGAAAATGTCCAGATAATACTTTGTCGAATTTACTGAACATCTCTGAATCAGATCCAGAGGAATGACGGATATTTGTAACTACTTCGAATCCGTTGATTTCGAAATGCCCAACAAGTATAGAAGCAGATGTAGTTTGAAGGAAATCCAAGCAATCATTTTCGTTATCATTTGTTATCCATGGCACTATGCCAATTTTGAGTGTATCAAATTGTAATTCTGTAGGTTTATCATATAAAATAATATTCTTAGAATCACCAAACAATTCATTTATTGAATTTATAAAATTGGTATTCTTGTAAAATGTATCATGATTACCAAGTGTAATGTGTAAATTAATATTATTGTCAGCAAAGAATCGAATAAATCTATCTTTTACTTGATGTAATGTATTAAAATTTACATACTTACGGCGATCCATCAAATCACCCATATGAATCACATCTTTGATGTTATTTTGATGTAGATATGGGAAAAACTGCTCTTCGAAGAATTTAAGTGATTCTTCCAAAAAGAACAGTGAGTCGTTTTTATGACCAAAATGTGTATCTGATATTATTGCAATTTTCACGACTTTTTACGTTTTCTTTTCTTTGGTTGAGTTTCTTTTTCCATCTTTTCTATATCATTCTCTGATAAATAAAAGTTTTTCTGTAGAAATTCAGCAAATGTAGCAGATTCGTTGTGTTCCTTTAACCATTCAGAAAATTTAGCATCTATATTATGCATTTCTAGACATTTATATTTAATATATGCTTGTTTCTTTTCTTTTTCGATTCTTCGTAGAAATGCAAAATAAATTATTTGTGTGAAATATGAGAATGGATTCTTTGATTTGGAATCATCAAAATTATGTGCATATTGCAAACAATTTTCAACGCCATCACTTATCATATCTTCCCTGAATGGGTAGTTGATAAAATTAGGTCTTTGGGATAAATGTTCAGCAATCTTCATAAAGCATTCACCAATATAGTTTGTAACTGGTGGTATTGGTTGTTTCTTCTTTAATGCTTTATTCACAACCTTTTTCCAAGAATTCATTTCTGTTAGAAATTCTTCGTTATTTATATAATGTTTTAACTTTTTGTCTTTTTTTATTTCTTCCATATCGTCATTATACATCATATTCGATATACTTTCAATATTAATTTAAAAAAATGTCAAGATTGCTCTTGACACGTTTTCAGTAGATAATTATAATTACTTTGTCTGGTATAAGGAAGACTAGGTTTCTTCAAGATCTTAGAGATAATCATCTGACTTGGGATCTGGATTCCAATCACTAAACTTGTTACCAAAATCTTTACGAGTTTTCTCATCACCAGTAAATTTTGCTTTCTTCTTTACCTGATCAATCATAGTTTGAATCATTTCTGGATCTAGTATACCAGCAGAAATTAGATTCATAATTGCTTCAGGTGGAATTACCATATTCAAATAAATCATTGGTCTATCCTGAAATTCTTTAGGAATAATATTATTTTCTATATTCTTCTTACGCTTACGACGCTTTCTGCGTCGTTTTTCTTCTCTTTCAATTTCTTCATATGGAATTTCATCTTCAAAAGGAATCTCATCTCCAGAGAATGATGGATTGAATATCTGTTCCATAATAGCATCAACATCTTTCATGTACTGTTCTATTTCTTGTTCAGAAAGATTATTTTTCAATTTTTCTTCATTTTCATTTTTCTCTTTTTCAAGAGTATAATGACGTACACATTTCTTACTAGCATCAATTATTGCCACGACTCTATCTTTACTTAATTCAATAGTTTTTATATCACTATTATTTAACCAATCCTTCATAAAAGTAACATCTACACCAAGTCCATTTTCATCGGACATAGTGGTTGTTAAAAATACCATCGGATTGTTTACTATGTATTTTTCGGAGTCTTCTTGAACGTCGGCAATTAATTCTTCGCCATTGCTCAATTTGAGTATTTTACAATTCATTGCTCCTCCTATAATCTTATGTTCTTGATATCGAACGTAAACTTCTCTTTAGTATATAGGTCAAGCCTCTCATCCATATGTCTAAGGGTGTGATTTCTGTATGACTTCCATGATAAATTATCACCAATATCGAACACAGTAGCCTTATCTTTTCTGTCTGATTTACGAAGACCTCTACCAATAGATTGTAATATTCTTACGACGGATTTTGATGGAGATGCAAATATAATTGCATTTATGTTTTTAATATTAATACCAGTACTACAAGTACCATAAGATGCAACAAGAATACTATTTGTATGCTTATCAACGATATTTCTAATCAATTCTCGTTGTTCAATATCAGTCTTCCCATATATCATAAATGTATCTTTAGTTTTAGACTTATTTAATTGATTGAACAATGGTATACCATGTTTTTCAACAAAATTAAATAGAACCAGAACATTACCAGGAATATTATTGGCCAAATTACAGATAAAATTATTTCTTTTCGTATTAGTAATGAGCCATTCCATTTCATGTTGATAGCTGCACTTCTTAATATCTTGATATTCTTTAGTATCATAATTTAATAATATTGAATGGATAGTTAAATTTGATAAGATTTTATCATCCATTAATATTTTAGTTGTAGTTACAGAAAAACATCTACCAAATAATCCCTCAATCATTAATTTATGAGCCTGGGTATTATCTAATGTACCAGTTGTTCCAGTTCTGAAAACACAATTCTTACATTTTTTCATCATGGTCGATAAAGATTTTGCTTTATAAAGATGAACTTCATCCCCAAAGACACCATAAAAGTTCTTGAAAAATGAATCTGGCTCCTTGTATATACTTTGCCATGTAGATATCACAATCCTTCGATTTATTTCTTTTGATTTTCCTTGAAATATTGTATGTATTTGTCTCAAGATGTTCTTATCATGATTACAATAATCTGAAAAATCACCAGCCATTTGAGTAACAAGACCAGTGGTAGGAACAATAATCAAATATTTACTATTTTCATTATGATCTAAAAGATACTTAAGTGTGAGATATATGATTAATGACTTACCAGAGCCAGTAGGAGACAGCAGGAGACTTCGATTCTTTGTAAGAGCATGAATGACAGCATCTATTTGGTGGGCGTGTGGAATAATCTCCTTGCCTCCAGAATAAATCTTTTGTTTATTCAACCATTCCCTTATATCAGTCTCTGTTATTTTTTTAATTTCAATTCCATGTATTTCGTATTTGTACATACGTTCTTCACAGAATTTTACAATATAATCCAACAATCCAACATATATCGTCTGGGCTGCTAAATTAAATAATTTAATCGTACCATCCCATTTTTTCTTTTTATATGCTGGTGTAAACTGATGATTTGGTACTTTAAATGTAAAAAATCCAGAAAGCTCTTTCGCAATCGAAGGCTCACAGTCGATTTTCAAATATACTTCATCGACCTTATGAATCTTTAACATTATACACCTTGAGTAAATTTAATCCATTCGATTGATGCTCGAATAGACCAAATTTTGTTTGAAATAATTTTAACTACACTTTCTAGATAATTGACTTTTTCTTTTTGCATAGTTACCTTTAATTCAAGTTGAATTACATCTTTATCGCTGTCAATAAATTTATCTAAATCTTGACGTATTAGTGCTAATTCAAATGGTTCCCAACCTAAATCGTGCAGTTGTTCTTCACTCAATTTTCCAGAGTAATATAGCCATTTATTTCTTTTTAGAACATTTAAATCTGTTTCAAACTTAGCCAATACTAGTTTTTCATCAGACAATATACAAAGATATTTGTTATGTTGTTGAGGAACAACCGAGGCTTCGTGATCTAAACTTGTATTATCAATGAGGACATCATCCTCTACCATTTTTTTAATATCATTTAGTGTCATATTATAAAGTCTTATCTTCAAAAATATCAAAGTGTGTATATGTAAATACTGCCGAGGCAATCACAACATCAGTATCATTTAAAGTAACATCAAAATCTAATCCAGATAAAAAACTAGGAAATATATTATAAAACTTATATGTGATAATTGGATTATATTGACTGTTCAAAATAACCAATGTAGCATCAGATGTTTTATGTATATCCTTTAATTCCTCTACATTATCTGTGTATGGGGCCAAACCCTTCATCCAATCGAACAATTCTTTATAATTCATCATATATTCATCAACTGGAAAACTAACCTGTAAATCTTCGAATTGAAATCTATTTCCAGCTAGACGTATATCTATTGGTGTTGGGTTAGACTGCGGTGATATACCAATACTCAAAGAAGGTAAATTTACTCGTTGAAGAAAATAACTCATTGTTGGGCATCTACTCAATGTAAATACAAATCTATTCTGTAGAAGAAAGTTTGTATTTACTGGTATAGATGGATTTGATGAATAAAAATCACCAGGCAAATTTGCCTTCACAGAAGCTGGTATATTTGCTGGATTAAACATACTATTATTTATGCAATGAAAAAGGGTGGCTTTCGCCACCCTTTTCCTTATAAACCTTACGGGTTATTATCAGGTATTGAAGCCTGAATCAAGACCATGGAGATTGACTACGCGAGTAAGTCTGTAATAGACGTTGCTATTAGCATCCAAACCTTCAGCGTTTGCGCTGATTACATCACGACCCTTGGCGAATGGATTTGCGACCATGCCGTAACGAGTCTTGAAGCCAATCTTGGGTTGGAAGGTATCTTGACCGACTGCACGTACCATTTGTAGCGGAACGTATGGGCAGTAGAACATACCAGCGTCATATGGGGATTGACCCTTATAACCAACCATGAAGAAGTCAACACCAGCAGGAACGAATGGATCGATGAAGACCTTGTACTTGCCGTTGAGAACGCCTGCGAAGACGTTACCAGTATCATCAACATTCATATTGACGTTGAGTGCTGGTGAGAGATTAAGGAATCCACCCATTGCGAGAGCAGAAGCAACATCTGCGCTGCAAAGAATGAAGTTACCCTTGCCTCTACGAGTTTCTTTCGCAATGACGTTTGCTTCACGTTCGATTTGGAACATGAGGCCACGATATCTTTCAGCTGACCAACGACCGTCAGAATCTGTTGAGAGATCGTATGAACCAGAGTATGAAAGATCTCTTTGTTGTGAACCTGTCTTGGCAATGGTGTAAACTGCACGGAGAATTTCGCGGTTGATTTCGTTCAAGATTTCAGTTGAAAGAATATTTGCGAGTTCCGCCTCAGCATCAAGACCGTGAACAGCCTTGAGATCTTGTGCAAGTTCAGTTGTGTATTCTGCCTTGAGTGCGCGTGTACGAGCTTGTACTGCGACACGTTCAATGCTGAATGACATTTCCTTGAATGG